CTCACAAGGAGGTAACTAATGGTTTTAGTATTTATGCTCACTACGTTTATAAACGGTGAGCCTCAACCAGACAAAAGTTACTGGTATAACATTGACCGATGCCAGTATTTTGCGATGAGTTTAAGAAGACAGAACTACTGGTTGAGCCATAAATATCGCCAGAATGAGATAGGTGCTACTTGCACTCCTGTCCACGTTAACGATGAAGTAACGAAGGTTTGGCGATGATACGAGTCGAATCAAACGGAGTGTACACATACCACAAAACAAAAAGGATAGAGCCGCCTGTGGAAATAGATTGGAGAAACTACCCTAACTTTAAGGAAGAAGAGTTTAAGTGTACTGCTAGTGGTTTATGTAAAATGGAACCCAAGTTCCTAGAAGCTATGCAATACCTTCGTCAACAGTTTGCTAAACCGCTTACTATATCTAGCGGATACAGAGACCCAACTACGCACCCGATAGAAGTAAAGAAAGTAGAAAAAGGTGTTCACACCTACGGCATAGCGGCTGATATTTTGATTTCTCACGGATTGGCTTACGACCTGCTTAGTACTATTTTTAAACTAAAAATATTTACAGGAATAGGCATTTCGCAAAAAGGACATCCAGGGCATAGGTTTATTCACGTTGACATAGCAACGCCTAAAAACTATCGCATGGATGTAATACGACCAACAGTTTGGAGTTACTAGTATGAAAGAGTGGCCTCAAGAACTTCCTGATGTAGAAACACAAGACAGAGAAATAAAAGCTCAAAGAAAAAATATCCGAGACCAAATGAAAGAAACGGATAAACAAACAGAAGCACTGTTAGACAGTGATTACTTTTTATTTTTCGGTGAGGCAAACAAATGATACAGATGTTAATAGGCCCAGTAGCTAAGATTGCCTCTACTTGGGTAGAAGGCAGAGTAAAGAAAGCGGAAGCTAAGACCCGTATGAAGGTAGCTGAAGCAGAAGCGAAAGCAGTCATCATGGAAAAGAAAGTCACAGGGGAAATAGACTGGGACATAGAGATGGCTAAAAGTTCTGACGGTTCATGGAAAGACGAGTGGCTTACTGTTATTTTTACTTTGCCTTTACTATTATTAATGTTTGGAGAATACGAAAGAGTTTCCGACTTCTTTCACATATTGGATACTGCACCTGATTGGTATCAATATTTGCTAGGTACAATTGTAGCAGCAAGTTTTGGTTTTAGAGGTGCAGCTAAGTTTATGGGGAAAAAGTAAATGGCTAGAAAAGCTAAAAGAGCTAACGATGCGTGTGCTAGGAAAGTAAAGAGTCGTTACAAGAAGTGGCCTTCTGCTTACGCAAGTGGAGCAGTAGCTAAGTGTAGAAAGGTAGGAGCAAAGAACTGGGGTAACAAATCTAGGAAGCGTGGATGATATGGCAGTTCGTAAAACTAAGAAAGGTGCTGCTCTAAAGAAATGGTTTAGAGAAGATTGGAGAGATGTCAAGACAGGAAAGAAATGTGGTCGTTCTGGTAAAGACAAAAACAAAAGACCCTACCCTGCTTGCAGACCTGCTAAAGTTGCAGGTCGTATAAGTAAAAAAGAAGCTGCTAAGAAAACAGGCCCAAGCAAAGTTAAGTGGTCTGTTACTGCGTCAGGTAGAAGAAGAAGGAGAAAAACTCTTGGCAAGTCGTAATCCAAATGTAAGAAGACGTTCTGGAAAAGGTATGAAAGGACATACTATTGGTAAAGGTCATAAGCGACCTACTAAACAGGGCGCAGGTATGACAGCTAAAGGGGTAGCTAAATACAGAAGAGAGAACCCCGGCTCTAAACTTAAAACAGCAGTCACAGAATCAAAACCTACTGGAGCTAGAGCTAAACGCAGAAAGTCTTATTGTGCTCGTTCTGCAGGGCAAATGAAAAAATTTCCTAAAGCAGCTAGAAACCCTAATAGTAGATTACGACAAGCTAGGAAAAGGTGGAAGTGTTAGATGGCAGGTAAAAGAGGAAACCCTGCATTAAAAAAAGGTGGCCCATCACTTAACCCACATGGTAGGGCAAAGGGTAGTAAGAATAAACTAACACTTATGCAGAATGGTTTAATAGACCAATTTGCAGGAGAGATGAATAAGGAGTTTAAAGACGTACTCCGTAGAGTAATTCAAGAAGCCAAAGATGGAGACATGACTGCAGCTAGGCTTCTACTGGATAGGGCAATTCCTGCCCGAAAAGCCGTAGAACATTACGGTGCTCAAGATGGTAATAACATTGTTATTAATATCAAAGGGCTTGAAGATATAAACCTAAACAGTGAAGAATCAATAGACGCAGAATATGAGGAGATAGATGATGGCGTACAATCCGAATCAATGTAGTGACATGGCAAACTCTGGGAAGTCTGGAGGAGTAAACAATCAAGGTGGTACTGTAACTGCAGAGGAACATTACCCTGCAAGCATAGCACCTGCTTCTAACATACCACCTGTAGGAACTTCTAACGGAGGAAAGTAACATGCCAATGGGAAAAGGAACTTATGGTTCTAAAAGAGGCAGACCTAAGAAAGGACAAGCTCTTTACGATGAAATGAGAAGAGCTAGTGCTAACAGAAGAGTTAGAAAAAGTCCTGTAATGGCTGGCACTAAAAAAGCTGCAGATGCAGCTAGGGCTAAAGTTAAACGCCCTGTTAAAGCTACTACAAAAAAAGTAGTTTCTTCTGTAAAACGTAAATCTAGTCCTACTAGGGTTGTTAAGAAAAAAGTAAGTAAAAAAGTAAGTAAGGCAGTAACCAAAAAGACTACTCCTACTAGTAAATCAGCTAGTCAAACTTTTAGACAAGAAATGAAAAAGGCTTCTAAAGTTAAAGCAAACAGAACTAAGTCTTATGATTTTTCTAAAACTAAAGTAAAAACTTCTGAACAATTAGCAAAAGAAAGAAGGCAGAGAAGACTAAAAAATGCTGCTGAATCTATTAGTCCTGCGGTAATGGCCGCAACTGGAGTAGGAGGATTAGCAGCTAAACAAGGAGTTAAGGCTTTAGGCGGTGGCAAAGCTACAGTAAGAACAGGTAAAAGAGTGCTTGATAGACTTAAGCAAGAACGACAGAAGAGAAAAGAAGGTCGTGGATTTGAAGATTCTTACGGAGGAATAGTTAAGAAAACTATTAAAGGGCAAAGAAGCAGTGTTAAAAGACGTAATACAATAGCTAAGAATAAAGCAGCTAGTGAGTCTAAAAGAATTAAGACTGCTGAAAATGCTTACCGTAGAGGTGATATCACTAAAAGAGAACTACAAGCTATAAGAGCAGAAGCTCCAAAAAATATAACTAAACCAAAAAAAGGTAATGTTAGTAAAGCAGATGTTAAAAGAAGACGAGGCCCGAGAGCCAAACCTAAACGGTAATGGCTACAGAACTTAACTTTACATTACACCCTGCTCAACAGGAAATATTTCAATCTCCTAAAAGGTTTAAGGTTGTAGGTGCAGGTAGACGATTTGGTAAGTCTTATCTAGCCAGAGTAAAGTTAATTGTTGAAGCTCTTAAATCTAAGAATGAGTACGGTTATGACCTAACGGATAAAGCATGTTACTACATAGCTCCGACATTTAACCAAGCAAAAGATATTATGTGGCAGTCATTAAAACAAATGGCTGCTCCTATTACTAAAAAGATAAGGGAGAATGAGTGTATCCTCACCCTGTCTAATGATAGACAGATACATTTAAAAGGTTCTGATAGACCAGAAAGTCTTCGAGGTGTAGGCTTATCTTACGTTGTAATGGATGAGTATGCCTTTATGAAAGAAGAAGTTTGGACTGCTATCATACGACCTACGTTAGCAGACGTAAGAGGAGGAGCACTATTTATAGGAACTCCTAATGGTAAGAATCATTTCTATGATTTATTTTTATCTGCAGAGGATGAAGAAGGACAAGGAGATTGGGATGCTTGGACATTTAAATCTCTTGATAATCCTTTTTTAGACCCTAAAGAAGTTGTACTAGCAACTAAAGATATGCCTCTTGAGTTTGTTAAGCAAGAGTTTGAAGCAAACTTTTCCTCCTTTGGAGGCACAGTCTTTACAGAAGACATGTTTGTTATAGAAGATAGAACTACCTATGGGTCTGATATTTATATGACAGTAGACCCGGCAGGGTATGAAGATGTTAAAGGAATAGCACAAGGTAAAGTAAAAAGATTAGACGAAACAGCTATCTCAGTTGTAGAAGTTACAGATGAAGGGTGGCATGTTTTTGATATTATTACTGGTAGATGGAATGTAAGAGAAACGGCAGTGCGTATCTTACGAACTGCACAGAAGTATAAACCTAGACTAGTAGGTATAGAACGAGGTGCATTAAAAAATGCACTAATGCCTTATCTAAATGACAACATGCGAAGACTAAATGTGTTTCCATATATTACAGAGTTAACTCATGGAAACCAGAAAAAATATGACCGCATTGTCTGGGCATTACAAGGACGTATGGAGCAAGGCCGTCTTACATTCCAAGATGGGGATTACTTAGATAAATTATTTGACCAGATGTTAGATTTCCCTAATCCTTTAGCACATGATGATATGATAGATAGTCTTGCATATATAGACCAGATAGCACAACCAACTTATAATATGGACGAATCTATAGGGGAAAGTAATTGGGAACCTTTAGATAGCATTAGCGGAATGTAACATAGGAATTATTTATGGCAAAAGTAAGTATAGTAGACCCTGTTTCTGATTATGTACCTTCGGATACAGACAATGTTATATATGATTCTGACCTTACAGGGTGGATAATAGACAAGTGTGAGTCTTGGGAAGACGCTCGAAACTCTCAATACCAAGAACGATGGAAAGAATATTATAGGTTATGGAGAGGACAACACGCAGGGCCAGAAGATAAAATTAGGCAGTATGAGCGTTCTAAACTTATAGCACCTGCTTTACAACAAGCAATTGAAGGCGGTGTTTCTGAAATGGAAGAAACTATCTTTCACAGAAAACGATGGTTTGATTTAGAAGACGATGTTCGAGAAATAATTTTTAAACAAATTATAGAAGAAAATGCACAACAGATTGCACCCGAACAACTAGAACAGATAGCAAGTAATATAGATACTAGGTTAATACAAGTTACTGACCAACTGCTAGAAGACTTTGAAACTAGAAATGTTAATCAAGCTATTTCAGAAATACTTTTAAACGCTGCTTTATATGGTACAGGTATAGGTAAGATAACAGTAGAACAAAAACCTAGAAGAGTACCTATAACAGGTTCTATGGGAACTACATCTGATGTAATAGTACAAAAAGATTTACATGTTAATTTAGTACCTGTAGACCCTAATGAATTTGTAATAGATATAGCAGCTAATAATTTAAAAGATGCTTTAGGTATGGCACATATGTATACAGTGCCTAGACATGAAATTTTACAAAAACAAGCTAAAGGTATCTATAATAATGTACCTGTAGGTTTGTATACAAGAGATGAAAGTGAACATCCTATTTTAGATATTAGAGAACGAAACTATGAAGAAGCAGAACACGTTGAAATATTAGAGTACCATGGTTTAGTTCCTAAAACATTTTTTGAAGAAGCTGATACTGTACCAGACCCTTTAGCTGAGTTTGCAGAAAAACAAGATAATATTGAGTATGATGATTCTGCAGACATGGTAGAAGCTATTGTTTGGATTGCTAATCGTGGAACATTACTAAAAGTAGTTCGTAATCCTTTTATACATCAAGATAGGTCTTTTGTTTCTTTTCAGTGGGATACAGTACCTAATGCGTTTTGGGGTAGAGGTATAGCAGAAAAAGGATACAACCCTCAGAAAGCATTAGATGCAGAACTAAGAGCTAGAATAGATTCGTTAGCACTAGCTACATATCCTGTTATGTTAGTAAACGGTATGATGGCTCCTAGGAATAGTGATTTTAATATTAGACCGGGAAGGAATATAGTAGTCTCTGGGCCTGTTAATGAAGCAGTAGCTCCATTTAAATTTCCCGGGCCTGATGCACAAAGCTATAGACAGACTGCAGAGTTTGAACGTATGGTTACTATGGCTACGGGTTCTATGGATACTGCCGCTCCTTTAGGGGTTAACCCTAGAAACGAGACAGCAGGTGGTATGTCCATGATGATGGGTGCATTACTTAAACGTACCAAAAGAACTTTAAGAAATTTAGAGAATGAATTTTTAGACCCTCTTATACATAAGATTGCTCACAGATATATGCAGTTTGATAAAGACCGTTATCCTGTAGCAGATTATAAATTTAAAGTTCATGGTGCATTAGGAGCACAAGCTAGAGAGTTTGAAGTAGCACAGCTTACCCAGTTGCTACAAACAATTCCTCCGGGTTCTCCTGCATATTGGATAATATTAAAAGGAGTATTAAAAAATTACAATGTTGAAGATAAAGAATTACTTACTCAAATTATGGATAATTTCTTGCAACAGGCTCTTAATCCTCCGCCTCCACAGCCAGACTTTGACCAACAAATTAAAATGCAAGAGCAGCAGAGAAAAGCTCAAGAATTTGAATTTAATGTTCAAAAATCTACCAGAGATAGTATACGAAAAGATATGGAGATGGAAGCTGAGGCTGAGAGAGATAGAGGCGAAGCTATATGGAATCAGTCAGAAGCTATGCTTAATCTTGAAAAAGCTAAGACTGAGCGAGTTAAAGCAGAAAGTGATGCAATGCTTAAGCAAGCTCAAACAGCTAACACATTAATAGGAGATTCTGGTACACCTTTAGAGTATATGGCATTAGTAGATGCACTTAAACAATCTTTTGCTAGTGTTACAGATACCGCTGTAAATAGAATAAGCTCTACTTTAGGAGATAGCCTTAAACATTTAAGTGGTAGACAGCAGATGTTTAATACAGGCTCTACAAATATAGACCCTATTAATGCTAAGTTAGATCAGATATTAAGGCAACAACAAGAAGAACCTAACTTAAACATAACCAGAGATGCTGAAGGAAGAGTGTCTATGATAGGTGGTAGACCCGTTTCTAGAGACCCCAACGGGCGGCTTAGAGGCGTTG